GCATGGTCACGGACTGGGGCGACTCGGTCAGCACGACCTTCGACAATACTCTGGATCCGATGGACAACATGACCACCACGATGAACCAGTTAAAATCCGCAGGCTCTGAGCTCGTTGACGCGGCGGGCCCGATGCTCGTCCAGATCTTCAGCGGGTTGGCTGATGTGGTCACGCAGGTGTCGGATGCATGGGGCAATCTTTCGCCGGAAATGCAGGAGACCATCATCCAGGTGGCAGGCATTGCGGCGGCGGTCGGTCCTCTTCTGGCAATCGGCGGGAAGCTTCTCGGCGGTCTTGGATCCATCAGCGGACTCATAACTCCGCTAGTCACGAATCTAGGCGGGTTAAGCACGGCAGCCACATCGGCAGCGGCTCCTGTCGCTACAGCAGGTGCTTCGTTCGGCACGATGGCAGGACAGGCGCTCAAGCTCGTTGCGGTCGGCGCTTCCATCGTTCTGGTGGCGGTCGGCATCGGTCTTCTGGCTGACGCGGCTATCCGAGTATCTTCTGCCGGCACTGCGGCGATTGCTACGCTGGCCGGCATGGCGGTTGGCATCGGCGCACTGATGGCAGTGGCATCCGCAGTCGGTCCGGGGCTTACAGCCGGAGCGGTCGGCATCGGGGTGTTCGGTGCGGCCATCCTTGCAATCGGTGGCGGGATCGACCTGGCATGTACCGGAATCACTAAGGTGATTGATGCGGTAACGAACTTTACGACCGTGATCACGTCGAACTCCGATAGTGTGAACAGCATCGTCTCCAACATGGGGACAACAGTCAGCGGAGTTCTGGAAACGATTGCTGACGGCTTTACGCGTGTTATTGATTCTATCTCCGGTGGTATTTCGAGTGTACTCGACTCCGTCGCGGGAATCATTGACAGTATCGGGAATGCTGCGCTGAACGCCGGCACCGGCTTTGATACTCTGGCGAATGCGGTTCTTAAACTGGTCGATGCGGGGATTATAAGTCTTGGGTCGACACTCGGCACAGTAGCAGACGGCATTACGAAGATCGCATCTGCGGCAAGCTCCGCAGGTGGTTCGGCCTCAAGCATTACAAACCTTACAAATGCATTTAATCCGCTGAAGTCTGCGGCCTCGACGGCACAATCGGCGTTTATGACATTCTCAAACAGCGTGAAGTCGGCGATGATGAATATGAGCTCATCCGTGGCATCAAGCGTTAATTCGGCGAGGGGGCAGATGACATCCCTGCAGTCAAGCGCCATCGGGATGGCTTCTTCAATCAGGGGGTCGATCGACGGCATGGGGCTTGGCTCGGCTATGGCCAACCAGATGGCGAGTGCTTATTCGAGCGCCAGCGGGTACATTTCGGCACTGCGGTCACTGTTCGCCAGTACGACGTTCAGCTTTAACCAGAGCATTGCCCTGCCGCACTTCTCCATGAGCGGTACGTTCAACGCACAATCCGGCACGGTCCCGAGCGTCAGCGTATCGTGGTACAAAAAAGCGGCTGAATACGGCGCTCTGTTCTCACAGCCGACCATCATCGGTGTTGGTGATGCTGCGGATCCTGAGCTCCTGCTCGGTGAGAGCAAGCTGAAAGAACTGCTCGGTGACAGTCGCGGCGTGACTTATAACGTTACTGTCAACGGAGCAGAGAACCCGGAAACGTGGGCGGCAAGGTTCGTCCGTGAGACAAAACAGCTTATGAGGATTTCATAAATGGCGAGCACAAAAAAACCTAGTGGTCTCAGCATCGCGCGAAACGGACTGAAGTTCACATTTGGCTGGAAGATTGCAGACGCGGATTACGATGCCGGCCAGAAACTGCAGTGGCGGATCTATACTGGCAAATGGTCGGCATGGACCAATATCAACATCGGCGTAAAAGCTACATCAGCGTCCGTGTCGTTCAATGCCTCAAATTACTGGCCAAACACAAAGACTTATTTCTACGGGATCCAGTTCAGAGTGCAGGGCAAGCGCAAGAACACGACAAAAGACGGATGGACAACGACGTATGATTGGTCAGGTTATACGGTGTATACGATGGACCTGTATGCGCCGAATACGCCGACAGCAACGGCAACGCTTGACCAGAATTTGGACAACCGTACCACATTTGCGTGGAACACAAGCACGTCAAACACGGACAAGAAGCCGTTCGCAAATGTCGAGTGGGAAAGCAGGGTCATTTATAACAATTCGGAGACAGACGGATCCAAGATAAGCTGGAAATCGTCGTCATATCTCTATGAGCACGGGACAGGTGGCGCTTCTGGAAGCAGGGCCTTCACAGAAGACACGGAGCTGTCGAATGCCCGAGTAAGCTGGACTCGATGGTTTCGTGTTCGCGCCAGAGGGTGTGGAGGTAATGGAGACGTAAAAGGTTGTTCTAATTGGCGATATGCGAAACACGTCTATGCCAGACCGGCCACGCCGAAGGTCAACAGCGTCACGGCTCAAGCGCGGAATTTTTACAACATGACATGGACCGCCCCGGCAAATGCCGCGCAGCCGGTCGACAAAGTTTATGTTGAGTATGCAGCTGGTATCCCGCTGACAAACATGCGTCCGCCGTCAGATCCGAACTGGACTACCGCGCAGGAACTTGCCGACACCAGCGGGAAAGACGCAACGACGTTCCTTGCTGACCGAAACCTTGACTTTGACGAATGCCTGTGGGTGCGCGTCAGATCGTGGCATGACAGGCTCGACAGCCCGTCTAATCCTGTCCTTGCCAAAGCCGGAAGGCTTAGCACTCCGGAAGCGTTAACAGTGCAGATCGGCGGCACATCGGAGGACCCGAGAGCGTCTATCACGGCGACAAACACAAGCGCCGTAAGAGATTCCTGCCTTGCAGTCGTATACAAAAAAGGCAGTTTCCAGGAAGTCGTCGGCATTCTTCCGTATGGAGACGAGGAGATCGTTGTCCGGTACGCACCACAGCCTGGGGACGAACGTGAATACTTCGGCGTATATGCATTCCAGGGGACTTACGTTGCGACACAGTCGGACATTGACCTCGTGACCAGATACGCGATCACGGCGAACATGACATCGGCGACATTATGGGAAGGTGGATATATTCCTCTGGAGCCGACGAACGTAACGGTCGCCAAAAGCATGATTGGTGATCAGGTCGTACCCGGCGAGGTGCGGCTTACATGGAAATGGCCACAGTGGGCATACGCAAACCGTTGCGAGATCAGCTGGTCGCAGAATCCATACGCATGGGAATCCACTGAAGAGCCCAGCACCTATATGCTCACGTCCATGACCGTGTCGCAGTGGCGCATTTCAAAGCTCGCAGTCGGCACGATATGGTACTTCAGGATCCGACTCGCGAATGAGACGCAAGACGGTATCACATGGGGGCCGTATTGCGATCCGGTCTCGATTGACTTGGCAGAGATCCCAAGCATTCCGGTCGTCAGTCTCTCAGCGGGTGTCGTAAATCCGAATAAGAATTTTACAGTCAGCTGGGTCTATACAAGCAACGACGGGTCAGCGCAGGATTATGCGCAGGTTTCGGAAGCGTCGGTTACAGACGGCGTTGTGACTATAGGGAGCCAGCTCGCGAAGGTTACGGGTGGGGCAAGCAAAAGTATCTCGACAAAGAACCGCTCAGGATGGGGCTCAGGAACAAATCACTTCGTTGTTGTGCGCGTGAAGTCCAAAAGCGGGCAGATGTCGGAGTGGAGCACGCCGGTGCCGATCTCAGTCGCGCCTCCGGTCACCTGCTACATCGAACAGACCTCCCTTGAGGAGGAAGTCGGCAGGAACCTTGAAGTATATCCGTACTACCACACTTCCAAAGTGCAGAACGGCATTACCTTCACGGACAACGGCGACGGAAGCGTCACGGTAGACGGCACGGCAACGGCGGACACCACCTTCTGGCTTGCCGGAAGGACCATTGAGACAGACGCAATCAAGATCGACACATCGAAAGGCTATGTGCTGACCGGATGCCCCGCGGGCGGTGCTGTGGGCACTTACGCATTGAGGGCGACGGTATACGCGCAGGGCGTGGTTCCGGACCCGAACACAGGCTCAACAGTGAACGACATTGGCAGCGGTGCCAGCATCGCCACAGGGAACGCTTACGTCTCCCCGTTCATCGGCGTGTGGAACGGCACCACGGTCAGCAACCTCACGTTCTACCCGATGCTCAGGCTCGCGTCTGATCCGGACACGGATTGGGAGCCCTACAGCATCACCAGAACGCTGACGCAGATGCCTCTGACGGCTACGGTCCTCGGCGGGGCAAGAGGCGAGACCACGCTGGTCGTTGAACGCGCTGCGGAATACCACATGATCAGACCGGACGGCGATTCGCTTGACGGCTACGAGGGCGAGACGGTCGCAATGATCAGACAGAACGGAGAAGGCCAGATCACGGTCGACTTCGACGAACTGATCGGAGTATTTGACGACGGCGCACCATACCGGCTGATCGCTACGACGGCGGACAACCTCGGGCAGAGCGCATCGAGGACGATAGACTTTGATGTCCATTGGACGCACCAGGCAGAGATCCCGACGGCGACCGCAAGGATGGAAGGTACCGCGACCGTGATCACGGTTACGGCTCCGGAGCACGCACTGTCAGGCGATGTCTGCGACATCTACAGACTTTCCGCAGGGCTTCCGGAACTGATCGTCGAAGGCGGGGCTTTCGGTGTCGAGTATGTGGATCCCTATCCGGCAATCGGGAGAGGCTTCGGGCACCGGTGCGTACACCGGACGATCAACGGGGACTATATTACGGCAGACAATCAGCCTGCGTGGGTCGATATCGGAAGCGATGACGGTGACCTGCTTGATATTGACTATGGTGTGATCGACTTCGACGGCAACAGCCTGCCGTTCCGGTACAACATCGAAGTGAGCAACTCCTGGAAAAAGGATTTCACCGAGACGAGATACCTTGGCGGTTCGATCGTTGGAGACTGGAACCCCGGTATCAGCAGAACTGCGACGGTAAACGCAGTCCTTGTAAATGATGAAGAGACCGATTATGCGTTGCTCCGACTTCTTGCGGAATATCCTGGCATCTGTCATGTGCGCACACCGGACGGTTCCAGCTATGCGGCAGACGTGCAGGTAAGCGATGGCCTTGGCTATGACACGGCCGGGAGACTGGATGCGTTCACGTTGGAGATTACAAGAGTAGACTCTGAGGAGCTTGACGGCATGCCTTACAGCGAATGGGTAGTGGAGAATGGACTGGGCTAAAGGATTCACAGCGAAATACACCTACACGGTTGTTGATCCGGAGTCGTGGCGCGACCTTGAAACGCACAGATTGTTCGGCGGATCCATCACGAAGACCATGAGCGGGCTGATGGAATCCGCTGATCTTGACATCACGGAGCTTCCAACGACTGGCGAAGTGTGGGTCAGAATCTACTTGAACGCCACGCAGGGAGCGAGCGGGGAGCGCGTGGCTCTTTTCACAGGGCTGATGCAGACCCCGGAAGCATCCTGGCATGGAAGGCTCGACACCTATGCTGCGGAGCTGTATTCCGTCCTAAAACCGGCGGATGATGTGCTTCTGCAGCGTGGGTGGTACGCTCCGGCGGGATACAACGGCGCGGAACTTGCGGCGGAACTTCTTGGTATCGGCGCGGCGCCGGTAAGTTATGAAGCGGACGCGCCAACGCTCCAGAGCCCAATCGTTGCAGAAGACAGCGAGACGAATCTGAGCATGGCACAAAAGGTCGTTGACACGATCGGATGGAGAATAAGAATCGCTGGAGACGGCAGGATCTCGGTCGAACCAAAAGCAACCGATAAGGTCTTAGATCTGGATCCAGTCGAGAACGACGTGGTTGAGCTGAACGTGACGGATACAAGGGACTGGTTCTCTTGCCCGAACGTTCTCCGGGCGGTCTACAGGAACATGGTCGCTATTGCCAGAGACGAGGATCCCGACAGCCCTTATTCGATCCAAAACAGAGGACGGGAAATCTGGTTGGAAGATAAGAACCCCGCGCTTAATGATCGGGAAGGCCTTGAGGAATATGCCGCCAGGAAGCTAAGGGAAGAGCAGATCCCGACACGCAAGATCAGATACACGAGACGATTCATGCCGGATGTTTATCCGGGAGATATCGTGGGGATGCATTACCCGGCGCTGAATATCGACGGAGATTTCCGCATCGCGTCGCAGAAGATCACGCTTGGATACGGGGCATCGGTTTCCGAGGAAGGAGAGGCGCATGGCTGATTTGCAATTGATAAAGGATTTTGCTGAGGTCCTGCGGCAGAAAGATCGGGCGACGCAGCCATATGATACCACTGCGGAAGTGACACGAGTTGATGAGGACGGTGTTGCTTGGGTCCACATTCCTGGCGGAGCTGACGAGACCCCGGTGCAGATGAGCATCAATGCGCGGGAAGGCGACACCGTGCGCGTGAGAGTTGCAGGTGGTCAGGCATGGCTGGTCGGGAATGACACAGCGCCGCCGACGGATGACAGGACGGCAAACGAGGCGATTTACAGGTTAGACAGGCTTGAGGCTATAGACATCATCGCAAAGCTGATTAAGGCAGATGGGATTAATGCGGACTGGATAACAACTGGAAGCATCAGCGCGGACAGGATAAGCGGCGGCAAGTTGACAGTTGGGGGCGATAATGACGTAAATGGCTTTATTGAGGTGTTAGACTCGCAAGGAAATTCCATTATATACATAAACTATAATGGGTTTACGTCTTTTAAGAACAACGAATTTGTTGGTAACGAACACGGCGTAAACGATCCAAATATGGGCTATTTCCCGACAAATATGTACGTCGGAAATTATTTCCCGTATACGTCTTCAAGCGGTCATAGACTTGCCGGCTTTGGCATTAGCGGAGAGAGGGGCTATAGCTCCGGAGGCGGGCATATCGTCACTGAAGGAGACATATTATTCGAGCTGTTCGCAGACGTAGAAAAAGACACAGACGACAGCTCAATAAAAATCAATTTTAGAGACACCATAGATTTTAGCAAAACTGCTGTTGGCGCTTACGAAGCGGATATGGTTCCTATTATGTCGATAAATGAAGACGGCATCTCAATGGAATCAGACACATCCATCAGCGGACCCGACAATCTGCTCTTTTCCCTCGACACATCCCGCACAGTTCCCGGGTCCACAGACTACGCACTTTATGAAGCGATCCTCGCTCTCGGTTGGCAGAACGATGTCATAGACTAAGGAGGCACAAAATGGTCTATCAGTATTACGTTGTAGAGATTCAGCAGTACGAAAACGGCGAATATGGCCATCTGGTGCACTTCGCCTATGACGAAGATGACACAAAGGCAAGGCTGAAGTGCGAGTCAGAGTTCTACGAAGTCCTTGCCGCTGCGGCTGTGAGCGAGCTTCCGAAGCACTCAGCGATCATGTTTGATTCGTCTGGTGTTCCACAGATGCATAAGTGCTATGAACATGTGAAGCCTGAGCCGGTCACGGAATCCGAAGCAGAGGAATAAACCATGCTGGATGTAAAAAAGCTGTTCACAAAGATCCTTGAAGCAATTAAACCACTTCGCTGGCAAATCATGACAAGCGGCAATGCCGATATGAATGACTACAAAACTGAAGGCAGATATTACTTCAGTCAGGGTGTAACGCTGTCTAACACGCCGAACGGCGCAGTAAACGGCTGGCTTCAGGTTCTCCCGTCAAACGGCACTATTGTGAAGCAGATTTGGTACAGACAGGGGTCTGCTAACGGCAGTCCGCCGACTTACACGGATTTTTATGAAAGAGTGTATAGCGGCAGTTCTTGGTTTGCATGGGAGCGTATCACAACAGCTTCGGAGCTGGCCGGGTATGTGCCTACGAGCAGAACGGTAAACGGTCATGCGCTTACCGGTAATATTAGCGTTGTACCTTCGGATCTGAATCTGGACTTTGGAAGCGACATCGCAACGGTTGGGTATTATCTTACGGCGGCTAATTATCCATATATACGACTAACGGACACAAGCGGCAATCTGTATCAAATAGTCATAACAGCAACCGGGTTGAGATATGAAACCAGAGCGAGCGGCGGCAGCTGGGTGACGAAATGGACAAAGTAAACGGAACAAGAGAGGACTAAACAATGACACTAGACTGGTTTCTTACACACATCTTCGAGTTCGCCCTGACCGCCATCTGCGGCGGCCTTGTTGTTTACATCCGTGGTCTGCATAAGAAATACCACGCGATGGAAGAAGGGATGCAGGCGCTCCTCCGGGAGTCCATCATCAGCTCCTACAGATATTACAAGACCAAAGGCTACTGCGAACCGGAGGAACGTGTCGCGCTCGCGAAGACCTATAATGCTTATCACGATCTCGGAGGAAATGACATCGCGACCGACCTTTATAACCGCGTTCTCAAATTACCGACCGAAGATACAAAGGAACCAGGCTATGTAGAACAGGAGGCAAAATCATGATCAACTGGAAAGTGCGCATCAAAAACAAGAACTTCTGGCTTGCCATCATCCCGGCGGTGCTTCTTCTGATCACTCAGGTCGGAGCCATCTTCGGGATCCAGATCGACACGGCGCTCATCGGCGAGCAGCTGGCAGCGGTTGTGTCGACGGTCTTCCTGATCCTGACCATCCTCGGCATTGTCGCAGATCCGACGACCGAAGGGATGAGTGATAGCGCTCTCGCGATGACCTATGAAAAGCCGAAGCCGAAAGAGGCGGCGGAGGGATGACTGCGCTTCACTTTTGCGCTTTCGTGACTGCGGAAGTGGTATGCGGACTAGGGATCTATGCCGGCGCTATGATGCATCACTTCCGGATCGTGGAAGTCGGCATAGTGGCGGCGGTTATCGCGCTGATCAGTTACACAGCGGCGGAAGCCTGCGTGCTTATGGCAGCTATGGACAAGGAGGCAGAAGATGGCGGTACTAGTGGGCAGTGCGAAGGGTGACGAATATGGCGAAGCATCCGGCGGCAGAGCAGGAGACCAGACCGGCGGGGAAGTAGGCACTCAAGCATGGTATCTCCATCCGAAGGGATGGAACGGAATGCGAGCCAAAGACAGCAAGGTCGCCGAAAAGATCGCTTATGCGATGAAAGCGGCCTGCGCGAACAATCTCATCGGTTATGACCAGTCTCAGCGCCTGACGCTCTATAGCAACGCTAAAGCGTACGGTTTCGACCCAGCAAAGGTAAAGGTCGCCTGTGAGACTGACTGCTCCGCTCTGGTGCGCGTCTGCCTCGCTTATGCAGGAATCAGCACGCCGGACTTCTACACAGGCAACGAGGTCGAGACCATCATGGCCACCGGCAAGTTCACACGCATACCGGCGGCACAGCTTACGTCCTCGGCTTACGCTCGGAAGGGCGACATCCTCGTCACGAAGACCACCGGCCACACGGTCGTGGTGCTGAATGACGGCTACAACGTCACGACCAGCACGCCGGCCTCTTCCGGATCCACATCGTCATCCGGCTCCGGAAAGCTCAACCGTACCACAAAGCGCACCGGCACCATCGTCAACTGCTCGCTCCTGAATGTCCGAGAGTGGGCAGGCAAGGAGAACAAGCCCGTCAGCTTCTCACCGCTTCCCGGCGGCACGAAGGTCGGCATCTGCGACGAGCTCAAGGCCGATGACGGCTCCCTGTGGTACTACATCAATTACAATGGTCGCTACGGCTTCATAGCAGCAAAGTCATCCTCCAATGGGAAGCCGTATGTGATATAGTTTTCTTTTCTCCCCTATACTCCGGCTCCGGGCTTAGGCTCGGGGCCGCTTTTTTTATGCCTGTCCACACGCTGTCCACACGAATTTTCGAGAAATCCAGTAAATACAAGGCTTTTACGTGTCGATGCATGGGTTAGA